CGCGTTATGTGGAAATCAGTAGAAAGCAAAATTCGTTACGTCGAGGACGGCGTTCGCGACGCCATTCAAGATATGGAGTTTTCCATTAACCAGCGCGCGAAAGTGACGGGCCGCTAATGGCTATCTCCGTCCCCATTGTCTCTGAATGGAATCCGCAAGGACTTGATCGCGCCGTTGCCGATTTTAAAAAATTAGAGGGCGCTGGCGCTAAAGCGAATTTTGTTTTAAAGAAAGCCGCACTCCCAGCCGCCGCCGCTGTTGGCGCTGTTGGCGCCGCACTATTTAGCGCGACTCAGGCCGCTATGGAGGACGAAGCCGCACAAGCCCAGCTCTCACTTAGCCTTCGAAACGTCACAGGCGCCACTAACGAACAGGTCGCAAGCGTCGAGCAAATGATCTCGAAAATGAGTCTTGCGTCTGGCGTCGCCGACGATGAGCTCCGTCCCGCTTTTGCTTCACTTGTCCGCGGAACAAAGGACATCGCGTTAGCTCAAGAATCGTTCGGTTTGGCTATGGACATTTCCACCCAGACGGGAATGGACCTCACAAGCGTTACCGACGCACTCGCAAAGGCGTATCAAGGAAACTTTAAAGGCTTGCGATCCTTGTCTCCAGAAATGGCAACACTAATCAAAGAGGGCGCTTCACTTGAGGAGGTTATGAACGTCCTCGGAGGAACGTTTGGAGGCGCTACCGCGGCGGCCGCTGGTACAGCCGAGGGACAAATGAAACGCCTCGGAATTGCGTTAGCAGAAACTAAAGAGTCGATCGGCGCGGCTTTAATTCCAGTAGTCGAAAAACTTTTACCGTTGCTTTTGAGCTTTGGAAATTGGGCTCAAGAAAACACGACAACATTCCTCGTTATTGCTGGCGTTATTGGCGGAATAGGAGTCGCAATTTTGGCAGCTAACGCCGCGATCCGTCTCTGGACACTCGGAACCCAAATAGCCGCCGCCGCTCAATGGCTATGGAACGCCGCACTCGCCGCAAACCCTCTAGGGCTAATTGTTATCGGAATTGCCGCCGTGATCGCGATCCTTGCGATCATGTATACAAAATTCGAAGGCGTCCGAAACGTCGTTGACAAAGTGTTCTCATTCATTAAAACAGCCGTGACGACTAGCGTCGACTTTATAACCGATTATGTTCAAGGCGTCCTCGGCGTTTATAAAGCAATTTTTAACACGATCGCGAAACTATGGAACAACACGATCGGAAAACTCTCGTTCAGTATCCCCGACTGGGTTCCCGTAATTGGCGGAAAAGGATTTGACGTTCCAGATATTCCAATGCTCGCAAACGGCGGAATCGTAACCTCACCGACTTTAGCGATGATCGGAGAAAGCGGTCCCGAAGCCGTAATCCCATTATCGCGCGGCGGTGGAATGGGCGGCTCATACACGATCAACATCAATGGCGGACTTTCCTCAAGCGCCGAAATTGGTCAAGCTGTCGTTAACGCGATCCGAGCATTTAACAGAACAAACGGTCCAGCTTCTATACAGGTCGCCTAATGTCCGCGACGATCGTCCAGTCAGGAACCTACGATCTTTTAATCGACACGGGATTCGATTATGAATCCTTTCGATTAGACGACCCGACGCGCGGCGTTCTCAATGTAAACAAGCTCGGACCTTCCACGTCTTACGCCTCGGTAATTAACGGCGCGACAAACATTTCGGTATTCCGCGGCCGCCGCGATATCGGCGATCAAGGAATCGTCGCGGGAACCATGTCCTTTGAGCTGTTAGACACGACAGGAATTTTTAATCCGTTTGACGATCAAGGGCCATATTACGACCCAGCAAACGATCAAGCTGGATTAGCTCCGCTTCGTCGCGTCATTCTGAGCCGAGATAACGAGGTCCTTTTCAAAGGCTACATCGTCAACTATTCCTATTCGTTTGAGCTTGGGAACCTAGATCGCGTTTCCGTAAATTGCGCGGACGAATTTTATATCCTTGCCCAAACCTATCTAGCCGAATGGAACGTTACAGAACAGCTTTCATCGGATCGAGTGACCGCGCTTTTAGATCTCCCAGAGGTCAATTTCCCAGCGTTGGCCCGATCCATTTCAACGGGAACCGTCACACTCGGAGGATCGTCGGCTTACACAGTCGAGTCAGGAACCTCCGTCGCCGACTATGCGGGACAAATCCAGCGAGCCGAACAAGGCCGAATCTTTATAGACAGAAACGGAAATTTCACTTTCCAGCCTCGAATCGGTGCAACATTATCGGCGTCGGTAATTGACTTTCACGATAACGGCGACGTCGGAACCGCTGGTTACGATCAGGTCGGAATCGCTTTCGACGCGGATCAGGTCGTCAACCGCGCTTCGGTTCAGCATAAAGGCGCTACAAGTCCTCAAATCGCCGAGGATCTAAATTCTCAAGCCGAATACCTAATTCAGACGAACTCGATCTCGGGTTCGCTTTTGCATAACGATACGGCCGCGCTAGAGCTCGCTCAGTATCTTTTGGTGCCAGATCCCGAACCGCGGTTTACTAACGTTTCGGTCGCTTTTGTATCGCTCACGGAAGCCCAGCGCGACCTCGCCGCCGTGGTTGACATTGGCGACACGATCACAATTCAGAAAACGATCCAGTCGGGAGCCACGTCTCAAGAATTTGCTCAAGAGCTCTCAGTCGAGGGCGTACAGCACCAAATTAGCGTTTTAAACGGTCATCGCGTTACGTTCTACACGTCGCCGACTACGATCGTTTACGAGCTCGTTTTAGACGATCCCGTATATGGCCGTCTAGACGCCGACAATGTTTTAGGATAGGACTATGGCGATTCAAGATTTCACAGCGCTACAAGTGTTGACAGCGACCGAAATGGACGCTTTACAGGCGAACGATTACAACTGGACCGTTTCAACAAAAACCGATTCTTACGTTTTAACGGCCGCCGATAAAGGAACACGCGTCGTTATGAACGCGGCAACCGCTAAAACGATTACCGTTAATACATCGGTTTTTTCAGCTGGCGACACGCTTCAAATTATTAACATCGGCGCGGGTACTTGCACCGTTACAGCAGGAACCGCGACCGTTACAACGTCAGGATCTTTGGCTTTGGCGCAATGGGGAGGCGGCACACTTTATTTCACGTCGGCGTCAGCCTCTATATTTTTTCCCTATGGTGGCGTAAATTATGGAGCGGGTTCAGGAGGAACCAGCTCGTCTATTACTGTCAGCGGAACCAACTACACGCTTTTAACATTTACGACAGACGGCAATTTAACCGTTTCAAAAAGTGGTCTTTTTGACGTTTTGCTTGTAGGCGGCGGCGGAGGAGGTGGCGCTGGCGCAACAGGCGGCGGCGGAGGCGGCGGAGGCGGTGTAATTGGTATACAAACACTACAAACCGTTTATTTAACCGCGGGGACTTATGCGGTAGACGTCGGAGCGGGCGGAGCGGCGGAAAGTGTTGGTTTTAATAGCGCCATAGGAACCGTTATCGCGGTAGCTGGCGGTGGTTTTGGTGGAACCATTGGAAGCACTCAACCGCGCGGATCGGCTGGTTCGTCTGGCGGCGGTGGTTGCGATAATAAATCAGGATCATCAAGCGTTTTTACTGTCGGCGGATATGCAGGAGGCACATCGAGCGGATCGCCTTACGTCGGCGCAGGCGGTGGCGGCGCTGGAGGATTAGGCGGAAACACGTCGGGATCAACGGGCGGAACAGGTGGAAACGGTTTAGATATTTCCGCATTTATTACAGGTGCAACGTATTACGCAGGTGCAGGCGGTGGAGGTGGATCAAGCGGAACAGGCGGATCAGCTGGAAACGGTGGAGTCGCTGGCAAAAATACAGGAACAGGAAATAACGGAGTTAATTATGGCGCGGGCGGCGGCGGATCGGTTTCGGCTGGCGGAGCTGGAGCGTCAGGCGTCGTCTATGTGAGGTTTAAAGCATGAGTGATTTAACTTATTTTGCACAAATAGACGAAAACAACATCGTTACCAATGTCGCCGTAGTAATTGCTGAATTCATGGCAGAAAACCCAGAACGTTATCAGGGAACGTGGGTCGAAACATTCCTTGGCGTCGAAGGGAAAACCTACGCGGGCTTAGGCTATGTCTACGACCCAATGACACAAGATTTCTATTTTCCAATTTTAGAAAACTAATGTCGTGGATTCTGGCGTTTTGGTTTCTCTTATCGGTGGCGGTTTCGGTTTGGTCGGGATATTGCTCAATAAAATCATTAAAGAAAACCGA